GTAGCCGGTGCCCGAGACTTCATTCGTCACATCGTCGAAGTTGTCGTGCGCGTCTTGGTCGGGCGTGTATGAGCTGGTAACGAGCGCGACCTTGATCGTGTCGGTATCGAGGTCGATGCCGCCGTTCATGATGTCGCGCTTGAACGAGTTATAAATTACATTCGCCATATCTCCTTGTTGCTAGTTGCTAATCACCGTGAACTCTCGACGCGAGGACGCATGACGGTGCGCTCGTCCTTCGCGCGCTTGGAAAGGAAGGAAGTGAGGCCGGCTTTCTGCTCGGCAATCTTCGTGTTGATGGTCTGCAAGAGCCGCACGTTGTCGGACTTGTGGATAGCCACGTAGTCGCGCGACGGGATGAGGGCCAGCAGCTCCTGCCCTACCGGAATGCCCGGCGTCTTCGTGGTGTCACTCGATGCGAAGTAGGACGGCGTGCGCGAGAAGAGCACCTTGATGCCGCCCGTCGCGCTGTAGTCCGGTATCGGGTCGAGGATGACGGTCGAGCCGAGCTTGTCGTAGCGCGTCGGCGTGCCGGTCTGCGTCGAGGGCTGGGCCAGAAGGCTTGCCGCGCCCGTGTCGGTCTGCGCGTCCACGGCCTCCAGTTCGCGATATACGCCCTCAGGAGAGTCGACAAAGACCTTCCGCACCTCCAGTATCGAGTTGCCCTGCTCGTCGCTCACAAAGGCGTATTTGGCCTGTCCCGAGACAAGAGCGGTCGTGGCGATGGGGTCTTTGGCGTGGTTGGGGTCATCCCACTGCCACTTGGCATCCGCCGCAAAGATGAGCGGCAGCAGCTCGTCGTAGGCTGCGTTGATGGCGGCGGTGAACTCTTTGAGGAGGTCGGTACTGCCGGAAATCCCGGTCTTGCCGAGATTCGTCCACTTCTCGCAGAGCTGGATAAGCCCGCTGAGATTGGTTGTGTCGTTGAAGGGAATGGACATGGCGGCGAGCCTGACGGGCTCGTGCGGAGGCTCGGTAAGCTCCCGCACCAGCCCGCGAGGGGCGTGGTGGGCGTTAGCCTGAAGACGACACCTTAAGTACTCCCCCGTCATTCCATATCGTTTCGCCGTCTTCGGCGTCTGCGGTCGGAATGTCGGAAATGATGCCAATAGCGGCCGAAGCGCTCGAAGTGAGGTTCACCGAGACCGTGCTACCCGACAGGGTCGCTTCAATGTCTCCGGTGTAGTTCACTTCCTGCGCGTGGTCAGTCACTTCCGTTCCGCTATTCAGAATTCGCGTGTTTCCTGCCATAGTAATGGATTGTTACTGCTAACCCCTCCGCTCGCTTGGTATGGCGAGCGGAGGGAGTGAGACTATTTCGCCTTGTTCTTCGCCTTGTTCTTCGCCTTGTTCTTCGTCTTCTCTTCTGCCTTCGGTAGGGAGATGCCTACTTCCGGCAGCGGTTCGGAAGAGTGCGGAAGCCCGAGAGCCAATCGGGTATCGAGGTCCGCGCGGGCCTTCTTCTTGGCTGCGAACCACTCCGCACTGCCTTTTACGATTTTGCTCATAGTTGGTGCGTTAGTGATTAAGACATCACGACATCGAGCACCTGGTCGTAGTTACGGCTCCAGATGGTGCCGTTGTATATCTGCGACGTGGTGACCTCGCGGCCGTGCTTGCCCGAGACTGCCTTCTTCTCATACTCGCCGCCGCCTTCCGGCACGGCCATGAAGATGGAGCCTTTGACGCCCGCGATGGTGTGGCGCTTGACGGTCGCCCATGCATCGGTGCCGTCCGTCAAGGTTTCTGCTGTGACGAGCGTGCCGCGCGTGGTGAGCGTCATGGTGTCACCGGAGTTGTCGTTGACGGCAGACGCCTGCAATCGCGAGAGCGTGATGCGGTCCGCAGTAGCGACTTCAACATAGGTCGAGCCTGCGCCGGACGCGCCGTTGATGGCGGCCGTGAGATTGGCGCGTGCCGCATCCGCGGAACCGCCGATGAGGACGTTGCCTGCCGTCGAGCCAAGCGAGGTCTTGAACGTGAAGACGACGCCGTTGACGGTGACCTTGTCGCCGTCGGTCGGCTGCGTCGCCAAGCCAAGTACCTGCGTGTGCGTCAGGTTATTGGTCACGATGATGTCGAGGCCCGCGAACGGCGTGCCGGTGACGAAACCGTTTTTGATGGCGGCGTCGGCGACGTTGTAGCCGTTGTTCTGGGCGAAGCCGGAGATGTCCGTCAGTTCGAACGGCGAAATGGCCCAGAAAACGCCCCTGTCCATAGCACCATTGACGACGCCAAGACGCTCGATAATGGCGTTGGCGGTGTCGTCGATATTTGACGAGGAGGAGCTGATTGGCGTGCCGTTGGAGACGCCGCTGGACATATAGCCTGCGTCGATGTCCTGAACGCTTGCGCCCGCAGCGACCGGAAGGGCAAGACCGTACTGGTCAATTTTGTCCTTCACTACATACGAGTGACGGGTCGAACGGTCCATCGCCAAGTCGTAGCGGACCTGAAGCTGCTCGATGTTGTCGATGTGCTCGGCCGCGCCTGCGCGACGGTTCACGGTCAGCGTGTCTTCGCCAAGCGTGAAATCGGTGACGGAATAAGAGGTCTGCGATGCGCCGTCATAGCCCGTCGGGTCAACGCCGTAAGGGTTATGAATGACGCGGTCAGGACCGCTGTAGAATTCAGCGATGCTTTTGAGGACGAGGCGCTTGCGAAGCTCGCGCTGGAAGTTGGGCATCCAGTGCTGCAACGCTGTCCCGTCCGGGGTGGTATTGCTCATAGTTTGGAAAGTCAGTTGCTAAAACTGCAACCCTTCCCGGAAGTACTAAGAGGCGGCTTGAGCCCTCCGAGCAAGTTCTTGCTGAACCTTCTCGGCGAGGGCCGGGTCGGTCGGAAGGGCCTCGCCCTTCGCTACCTTGTCGGCCAGCGCACCGATGTCTTTGGTGCCGGAGCTTCCGCTGCGTCGAGGAGCCGGTGTGGCGTCCTTTGACTTGCGAATCTCCTGCTGCGCTTCAAGTTCTGCCTTGACGTACTTCTTTTCGGCGGCGTCGATGGGGTCGATGTTCAACTCCTTCGCCGCGTCCATTACGACTTTGATGTCGTCGGGATGGGTGATGCCCATTGAGCGAAGCTCGGCACGGGCGGCGCGTTCTTCCGCTTTCGCGGCGCGCTCCTCTGCTGCTGACGTTCGCTCATCATCTTGAGCCTTGGGCTTCTTAGGCTCGTACTTCTCGCGGAGGCGCTTGGCCTCGGCTTCAGCCTTCTCAGCGCGTTTGCGCTGGTCTTCGAAGGCTTTGCGGTGTTTATCCGCATCCGACTCTTTCGAGTCGTCGGCTTCCTCAGTTGCTTCCGCTTCTTCAGTCGCCTCTTCGGTAGTCTCTTCCTCTACCTCGGGAGCCTCTTCGGTGGTCTCCTGCACCTGTTCTTCATCTACCATAAGGGGATTTGTTACGCCGGTCCGATAACCGGCAATTTATAAGACGAATAATACCACTCACCTCGCCTCATTCTGCTGCGAGGGTTGTGGATTACTGGAAGCGATGCGTCTCATGTCGTTGAGGCCGCGGTCGAGCCATTGGAGCGCTTTGCGCGTGACCTTCACTTCATTGCCGAACGCCGCGTCATCGAGCTTCTCGTCAACGGCAAAGACCCAATTTTCGGAAGCAAATTTCTCGCCGAGCATCCCCTGCAAAAGGACAGCGCGCACGGCGTTGAACATCGGCTCATTCTCTACGAAGGCTTTGATGAGCTGGCGCTGTTCGGGGGTCATGCAGCTTGTGCGGCTATCTCCTCCGGTAATTGCTTTGCGGCCTCGGTCGGCACGCCCTTCGGCTGGAGCAAGAGCGGCGACACGCCTGCGGTCTCGACGAGCTGATTGAAGAGGCGAGCGAGCGTCGGGTCTTGCAGTATCTGCGGGGCCTGCGCGACGGTCTTGAAGACGTTGAAGAGCGTCTCAAGCATCGCCGCCTTGTTCTTCTGCTCGCCGGTCGTCACCACGTCCACAGTGCCCTGCCAGTCCTCAAAGAGGTCGGCGAAGTCCTTGAAGCCCTTGCGGCGCAGCTTCATGCTGCTCTCGCGCGCCGCTTGCTTGATGGCGTCGAGGTCTTGCTGCTGTACGAGGTTGCCGCTGAGAGCCTGCTCCTTGGCGAATGAAAGGGCCTCGTGATTTGCGAGCGCCTCGGAGACAAGCTCCAGCTCCTCGGGCTCAAGGGTGGCCGTCAGCTCCTTGTCCTTCTTTATCTGCTTCACGAGGAAGGGCAGCACCCAATCCATGAAAATCTCGCGGATGAACTCGCCCGCCTCCTCGCGCCGGTATTCGAAGAGCGAGCCCGCTTCCTGATTGAGGACGGCGACCTGACGGAACGGCGTGCCGGCGGGCATGGTCTCGCCTGTGATAGCGCCGAACGTCGAGCTAACGCGCTCCGCTTGCGTGTCCCAATTCGTCGCGATGTCCTTGAACGCCTGATACGCAATGGGGGCGTTGTTGACCTGCGTAATGGGGCTGTTCGCCGCCGTGGTCAGTATTTCGCCATTCTCAAGGTCGGTGAGGATGTTCTTGGCGGCTACGTTGCTATCGCTCGTCTGGAAGAGGATTTTACCCGCGAGGTCGAGCATGTCCTTCTTCTGCTTCTCGCTGTAGTTGGTCCACACCTGCGCCTCGAAGAGGTCTTCGACGACACCGACGCCTAGCCCGCGGCCCGGCACCTTCTCGTATTCGAGGTACTTGTACGGGTCTTCGGCGGTCTTCCCGGCATAGAGCGTGACGCCGTTGGTCTTGTCCTTGTCGCTCTCGTCCAGGACGACGATATGCGTCTGGCGCTCGTATTCGTCATCCGAGCCGTAATCATCACCGTACTTCTCCGACGTGCCGCGCAGATATGAGGTCGGCAGCACGCCGTCCACGAAATAAACTTCGACGTAGGCGCCCGGCGTCTTGTTCTTGGTGCCGTCGTCTGGCGTGGCCTCCTTGCTCTTCTTGGCGGCAGCTACCGCGTCGTCGATGCCCTTCCAGCCTGACGCCTCCATTTTCTTGAGGTCGGCGGGCGTGTAGTAGTCGCGGAATATCTTGACGCCCGAGCGGATGTCCACCTGGTCCGTCACCATGTCACGCCACGCCATGACGTGCAGGCGCAACTCGCCGCCCTGCTCTATCTTCTTCACCAGAACGCCGCCGTATTTGGCGCGCGTCTGCCCCATTTCATTGAGGAACTTGGCGAAGCCGCTCTGCTTCATCCAGTTGCGGTTCTTGAGATTGAGGATGAACGAGGCTGCATAGCCCTTCGCCCCGATGCGGTCGCTCTCGATATGCACGTCCTTCGTGTCGAGGTCAGTGGCACGCACCGCGACGTTCACGCGGAATTTGCAGATATTGTAAAAGGGCTTCTCGCGGCCGAGCGTATCCTTGTTGCCGCTGAGAAAGCGGCTGTTGTGGTACAGCTCAATGGTCCGCAGCGTCTCGTACTGCGAGAACTCGTAGCCGTCGGCGATGGTGATGGTGTCGGAGCGGTAGCTGTCCCGCTGCTTCTTTACGAAGTCGTAGATAGAGGACATAGCGCGGTGCTTGAAGTATAGCACCCAGCACCGCGCAACTGCCCTGTTACCAGCGGATAGGTGTGAATTTCACCTTGCGTTCGGTCATTTCCGCTTCCAGCTCATTGCTCCACGAGCGCCAGTCGTCGTGTTCGCGGACGCCATATTTTTTAGGCTGGCCACTCGGGCTCGCGTCGTCCTCTTTGCGTTCCGCACAATACAGCTAGGATGACATCAAGGTGTGTGCAAGCTAGCGCGCCTGATTTTTCACCTGCCGCTGCCTCGTCACCCTGACCTGCACTTCGTCCCGCTCCCGCTTATGCGGGTCGAAGACGCTACCCGCCGGGACGAGCTTTGTCAGCACGTAACGCGCGGCGCTCATAAGGTGATTGGCGCACTTGGGGTCTTCGATGCCCCGGTTCTCGCCCGTTTTCTTGTCAATCAGCCATGCATAGTTCTCGTACTCGGTCTTCAGGTTCTTTGAGCGCTTCGTGTAGCTGACCTTGAAGCTTTGGACGTGTTTGATGCCGTAGCTCACGCTATCCGGCCCCTTGTCGCATGGCATGACGTTGAGGCCGCCGTAGCCGTTCAGCTCCTCGATGCTTTTCGGCTCGGCACTGTCGGCGACGATAGGCGCGCTCGGGGTCGGCGAGGTTTGGAGCTTGAGCGCAAGGTGCTCGTTCAGCAGCTCCTTCTGGTACAGCTCCTCGTCGAGGATGATGCCGCCGTTGTACCAGTAGGCTGCGAGGACAGCGGCAGGATCAGGGTCAAAGCCGAAATCGAGGCCGCGTCCGATAAGCCGCGCCTCATGCGGCACCTCGTCTATCTCTTTCCAACCTGAATAGATGCGGCCCTGCACCGTCTCAGGACACAGACCCTCGATGACCTGCCAATAGTGGTCGGGCTTCGTCTCTCGGTACTTCTCGTATCCGGCGACGGTAGCAGGGTCGAGGTTCGGCAGGTTCTCGCGGTAGGTGCCGGGAATGTAGAGAGCGCTCTGCGCGTACTCAGGCTTGAGCTTGGGACGATAGAAGCCCGGAACGTCGGTCGGCTCCAGGTCGAAGAAGCGCTTGATTATCCAATGGCTCTTCGCGGGCGTGTTGAGCGTGAAGACGATGCGGATGCGGCCGCGAGTGGTGCGGAACGTGTCGTCGAGCTTCGTGAACTCGTCCTCGCCTATTTCTTCCGCCTCCTCTATCCACGCGAAGTTCATGCCTTCGAGGGATTTGAGGCGCGCCGTGAGCGAGCCCGAGGATGCCTTGAAGCCGAATGCGCGGAGACTGTTCTGCCCGTACTCCATCACCATGTCGCCGCTGGTGATGCTGAGGCCCTGCGCGTTCTCTGCGCCTGCTTCTATGAGGCGGTCATTGAGCGCCTGCCATGAGGATGCGCGGATGTCTTCGCGGACGGCGCGCATGATTGCGCCGCGTGTGTATTCTTTGCCAAGGAGCTGCGAGATGGTGAAGCGTGAGGCGGTGCCGGAGCGGCCATTGCCTCGGCCACCTAGCAAAAACGCGTATCTCCAGTCGCTCCGTTCCCATAGAAGGCGATGTGATCGCGATACGCTGAAACGCACAAGGACATCTGCATCACTCATAGGTCATTGAGACAGGCGTATACGCCGTAGAAGCGAGTTGCCGCCGCATTGTACGCGCGAGCGGCTTCCTTGGCAGTATTAAAGCATCCTAATTGTATCATGCCCCACTAGTCTCTTATCGCAATCTCCACTCCCTTCACTTGAAGAGCCTTGCCGTCTGTCGTTATGTCTTGCTTATCGGTATACGGCTGACCGTCCGCGCCCTTATGCTTCGTCAGCATGAGCTTGGTGATGGTGGAGTTGTAGACGCCTGTAAGGCCGTTGTTGATGAGCGTGTCGGCCTGCACCGCTTGTAGCGCCTCTAAGATGTCGGAAAATTCAGGATGCTTTTTGCCCCACTCATAAAGCGTGTCCCGTGATACGCCGAGCTTGACGGCTAGTCCTTCTATGGTGGGAAAGAGATGTTTTCGCTCGCGCTCTTTAACGTAAGCGCTTACGGCTTTGCCGATTTTCGATGCATCGTATTTGGTGGGGCGGCCAGCGGCCATAGGCATTTATTGTATCACGCTCACTGCTCCGCCCACTCCACCGGCTCGTACTGCCGCAGCTCCTGTTTCAAAGCCGCGATAGATAGCCGCCAGTCATTTGCACCTGTCCTTTTCGGTCGCCAGCTATCCTCCTCGCATCGCTGCCAGAGCGCTGCTCGTTCCGGCCCGATCAGCTCCTTCGCCAGCGCGTCATATTCCGGCTTGTGCCAATTCTTCCAGCCGTGATGCCCTTTGCAGACACAGACGATGAGGCGCGTGTCGGCGTAGGTGGCGCTGTTCGCTCGTGTGATGAGGTGGTCGGCTTGGAGGACAAGGCGGCGGTTCTTGTCAAAGCCGTTGCAGGATGGGGCGTCGTAGCAATTGCGGAAGAGACAGCCTTTATCCCGACGCACCACTATCGCTCTTACGAGAGCTTGTATCTCTTCTTTGAGCTTTGCGGTCTCGCTTTTCCCTTTTCTTCTAAGCGGCGTCCTTTTCATGTCGCTGATGAGGACAAGTTGAATAAGCGCTTTTTGCAAAATTGCAGTTCATACAAAGCACCTGAAAGCCATCGGGATACCCTTGCTTCCTGAGCAGCCTGTAAAGACCGATGCCGCGCGCGTTTACTTCGCGGCGATGCTTATTTCCTCCGCCGTGAATGTGATCGAGCGACAAAAAGCGGGGCTCCGTTTCGCCGCAGCACGCGCAAATCATCGTGCCTTTGCTGTAATGACTAAGCACCTCGGCCTTCAGCTCAGCTCTGAGCCTTTTTAGAGACGCGTTCTGCCCCGTTCGAATTGCATCGCGGCGAACTATGTAGCTTTTTTTGAATTGAGCTAGGATGCGCTCTCGATTGGCGCGGTAGTATTCGCGTTGTTGTGCGCGTATTCGGTCTTTGTTTTTTAGTCGATACGCTTTTTCGTATGTGGTGCGTCGCGCTCTGTTCTCGGCTTTAAACTCCTCGACGCGAGTGCTTGGTGCCTGAAGCGACATATATGTGCATCATACCGCAGTATAAACGCGCCCAATTCGCCCTTTGATGGGGATAAGAAATAGCCCCGCGCTAGGCGGGGCTTGTCGCTTTGGGACACTCTCGGCTGAATACGCTGCCACTATCGGATTCCCTCCGGCTCCGCTTGCCTCGCCGCTCCGCTGCGGCGTGCCAACGGCAAGCGCTGCAGTGAGCGAGCGACGGTAGTGAGGTCAGTAGTCTTCGGCCCGCATAATTGTCATGACCCTCTTTGTGGTCTTCTCGTCGGCGGGATTGTCGGCCGCGTAGCGCATGTCGAGGTCGAAATAGTCGATTTTTGCGATGTACTTTTCGCCATCGACCTCGACGAATACCATGTCCCTTTCGCCGTGCGGGTCGTTGCCTTCATTGAAGGCGCTGAAATCCCTCACCGCTTGCAGCACTTTCGCTTTCGGGACTTCTTCGAGCGCTGCAACAGACGACGTAAGAAGCACTTGGCCGCCGACGAAGGTTTGCCGCAGACGGTCGTTGAGTTCCGCGATGCGTTTGCTGTCGCGGCTTTCCTGTGAAAGAGCATCCATCGTGTCCTCCGGGCTATCGAGCGCTGAGAAGTTTCAGCGGTCGAAGTGCCGGGGGGACTGTGTGTTTAGGACAAGTGTGGGGGCGAGGATTTGCCGAGTCACTTTTTGGATGCGAGTGTTTTGCACTGCCTCCGAAAGCACTTACTCGTATAGTCTTACGCCGCCATTTCTGACGACTGATTGGCAGTATCCGCCAACACAGTCCACTGCTCCTTGAATCGTTCGATTCGCGGTGTCTCAAGGTAGATTTGAGCTTTGTACTGTTGCGCGACTTCGTGAGGTATTACCCAACTGAAGCCACTTTCGCAGTCATGCGCGATTAAGAAGTCATAGCCATCGTCACTGTATCGCTTCGCGACACTTCCGCGTTTCCCCGAATGTCTTACGAGTATGCGACGTGTCTCAACACACAGTACCGACTTGCCATGATTGTTGACCCTGTACGCCCGCTTTACCTGGATGCGATTCAATTTGCCCGCATCTATTACCAGGTCATACTCGCTGTTATGCGAGATCGGCATGGAGACTGTGAAACCGTCTCGCACCGCTTTCGTGGCAACAATCAATTCAACTTCTGCGCCCCTCGCTACTGTATTTCTCATATAAGAGAATCGTAGCAAGGAAACCTACCTTGTCAATGAACTCTGTTGGCGGATAGAGCAGTCACCTCGCAATGCATCCGTCTTGGAGAGCTCGAAAGCTCTAGCATCCTACCAAGTAGGCGTTACTATTCCGCCACCCCACAATTTCCCTCTGCGTGAATTGTATCATCAAAAGAAAAGGCCCCTCCGAAGAGAGGCCAAAGAACTAGTACAGCTCGACCGTTTCGCAGCGCCGCTCGTCCATCAACGATGCAAGCTGCTCCAGCATTCCCGCCGTGACCGGTGCGAGGAACGCCACGACATTCTCCACGCCGCTCTCGTAGGCTTGCAGAGCTGCGAGCGGGTCGCGGACCAGATACAGCTCGCCTTCCTTGATGCGGTGGGCGTTGAAGATGTGCGTCGTATCCGTACCGTTCGGGAAGGCCAGCGTCGGGCTTTCGCTGCCGAGCGCCCTGCCGAAGTAGCAGACGAAGCCACCCTGACGGTCGTGCAGCGGGATGGCAAGGCGACCTCGATTGACACCGCCGTTTGAGAACCCGGCGCCGAAGAGCTTGAACGTCTCGGACGAAATGCCGAGGTCGGCCAGCTTCTCGTGCGCCGGGTCCAGACGCCTCGCATACGCTTCCGGGTCGAAACCCTTTTGCGCTTGTGCGGGGGCTGGGGGCCGTTCAGCCTTTGCAGGCTGTTCCTTCTGCTCCGGCAGAACATCGAGGCCGAAGTGCAGGCAGATAGCTTCCGCTGCGTCGCGGTTGCTGAGCTGCCTGACGTGCGCCACGAGCGCGATCTGGTCGCCGCCCTTCTTTTCGCCGAAGCAGTAAAACCCCTTGCTAGGCGTAACGACGAGCGTGCGTTCGCCGCCGCCGTGCACGGGACATGCGCTGCGGAATTGGCCGCCCGATTGCTTCATGGCAAGCCCGAGCATCGTCACGCATTGGTGCAGAGAGACGCGCTGCTTGATGTCAGCGAAGTCAATGAACTTGCGCGAAATGGTGTTCATTTCGTGCCTCCTTTCCACGATTATCCCTCTCAAGATTCTAGCAAGCGTTTTTGCTTGTCCCTGAGAGAGCGGTGGACATCGGCATGACAGGAGCGACAGAGCCAAAGGACTTCGAGGGGTTTGTTGTAGTCCTTATGATGCGCTTCTAAACGCAGTGGAAGTTTGCAGAAGGTGCACAGCTCAGGCTTTTGAATATACCCGCGGTCCAACGCATATCGGACACGGTCGCGCGCCCTCATTTTCTCGCGAGTACGACGTTGATAAGCGGCGGCAGTCTTGTTGCATTGGGTGCGGTGAGCGTCGCGGTAGCGCGCAGCTCTTTCGCGAGTACACGGGCGACAATAATAACGTTGCTTACCGCTCTTCGTGACGTGCTGCCTGATGAGTAAATCTAGCGAATAGGTCTTCTTACAGTGAACGCATATGTCGGTCATAACAGCAGACTGGGGATACGCCGCCTTGCGAGAAGCGTATCCCCAGTTGGCGCAAGGCTTATAAGAAATCCATTGTATCATGTGCTGTAGCTCGACCGGGGAGTAATGCGGCGGTGATTTTTTCGAGACTGGTCACTAATGACGCTCGCGAGTAACCGCATAACAGCTCGCCTTGCCCGGCGTGGTTCTTTCACAAAATTGGAGCGTAGGTTTGGGGGGTAGGTCGTCCGACTTCGACCGACGCCGCACTCAATGCGGTTACTCGATGTTCGGCCCTCCAAACCTGCGCTTCAGACATCGAATGCGGATACTGCTAGACGGCGTATTTCAACGTCATGCGCACACCTGACCTCCTCGTCGTCTAGCGGTACCCGCACTCGATCAACAGCGGGAGAAGGAGGGTGCGTATGAGCACCACCACGACGACCGCGCGTCCTGCGCGCACTACTCGCCCCAAGCCCTCGTACATCGCCCGGTCCAAAGTCGGAAACGGCTGGCTGACCATCGGGGCCGCTTGGCAGTTCCGTAGCGGCGAGCCCGGACTGTCCGTCCAGCTCAACACGCTGCCCATCAACTTCGACGGCCGCTTTGTTCTGCTCGAACCGTTGGAAAATGGCGAGCCGGAGCCGAAGGCTGACGAATAAGCACTCCTCCCCCACTACCGCCTCTCCATTGAGGCGGTCTTTTTTATGCCGCGTCCTCAATGCTCTCCTCCCGCTCTACGAAGGAGAAGTCCTCGTAGCCCGCGCGTTTCCATCCGTCGGCGGCCCAGCCTGTTGGTAACAGCGGCTTTTCATAGAAGCCCGGAATGAGCCGGAAGCCGAAGTGCTTGGCGTATGCTTTCGGCAGCTTGCGCTGCGCGATGATGCGCTGAAGCAGCTCCATCATGTCGGCGAGACGCTGCTCGTCCCGCATGACGATGAACGGCACAAAGAACGTGTTGGCTCCGAAGTGCGAGCGATACGTCCGTTCATGGATGACGGTCAGGTAGTCCTCGAACTTGAGGCGGATAGAGCTGCGCGTGCGATCTGCGCTGTCCAGCGGCTCTGTACCGGTGTCGGCCTCAAAGCCCGGCATGAAGAAGAACTTGTGCGATTTGAAGACGAACGGCTCCCAATCCGCGCGCATGGTGCGGTTGCCGACGGGAATAGCCATCGGGTTCTTGAGGTCGCGCGTGGCGTTCGGGAATTGGTCGCTCGAATAGATAGCGGGCCATGAGTAAAGCTCCGCGCCGTGCTTGCGAGCGGCAATCTCGAAGGATGCGGCGATGTCGCAGGACATCAGCTCATGGCGATAGAGGTGGATGTGTTTCGGACGCGGCTGGCCGATGTGCTTCGCTCCCTTCTCGGAGAGCGCATAAACGAGGTGCCGGAAGTTGTTGATGGGCTGCTCGGGCAGATAGAGGAAACCGCCCGCGGCCGTCAGGTTATCAAGGCTCTCAAGGGCGCTGCTGTGGTAGCGCTCAAGAAGCGCGCTGATGTAGTGCGAGCGTAGGAGCGAATAGCCCCACGGACGGCGCAGGTCGGAGCCGGGCGTCAGGAGCCGCAGGATTTCCTCGTCCTTCTGTGTCGGCTCCCGCCTGCGCTTGGTGCCGTCCTTCTTGAGCAAGGGCGGCTTCTTCCAGCGGGAGCGGCGTTTTGCGGTCGTTGCCATACATCGTGAAATATCCAACGCAGGCTCGCCGCATAAGATTCACGGTGAAGAACAGTGCGGCAGAGAGGTCGGGATGAGGCGCTATGGGGCGCTGGAAATATTTTACCCCGATTACCAGCCGCTCTCGGAGCCGGTGTGGGTATCGCCGCTAGAAGGCCGCTGTACGGGCGTTTCAGGCTCGGGCGGCGTCTGTATCGGCTCCGGCACCGGAGGCGGCTCTGCGGCCCGTTTAGAGGCCAATACGGCGCGATTGCGGGCTGTGAGTGAGACGGATTGCGCGTCCGTCATTTTCGGCTGCTTGTCGAGGATGCCGAGCGGCACCGACAGGCTGACGGCCCGCTCCGTGAAGCCCCGGACGTAGGTGGCGAAGTGGGTGTGCCCGCCCTGCTTCCGCTGAGCCATGATGAACTCCGGCTCGCAGCTCATGTTCTTCGCCATGAAGCTGGCGTCGGCCGCCGAGACGCCGCCAACGTACCGAATGGACGTATTGGCCGCGACCGTCGCGATGAGCTTCGGGGTCAGGTCGGCGAGCTTCTGGTGCGCGAGCGTAACGCCCAGATTGAACTCGCGGGCCTGCTGGAGGAGCGGCTGGGTCTTGTCCTCGTCGATGAACATCTGCGCCTCGTCCACGATAAGGTGCGCGGGCGTCCATTGGTCTTTCGGGACGGCAAGGCGGCCGTATGCGCTCGTGAGCGCCTGCGCGATGATGTAGCGGCCGAGGAGCTGCGCGCCGGTCTCGCCTATCGCCGCCGGCGACGCATTCACCAGTAGAATTTTGCGATTCTGGATGATGTCGAAGAGGTCCAGCCGCCGCTCCTTCGTGAGGAACATCGCGGCGAATGACGGGTGTTTGAGGAGCGAATAGATGCGGTTGCGGAGCTGGCGCTTCGTCTCCGTGTATTCGGTCGGGTGGTAGAACAGTCCCCGCATGAAGTCCTGATGGTGCGGAGCGAGGCGGTCGATGTAGGGCCTGAAGGGGCTGTCTGCCCGGATGCCTCCGGCTTTCGGGTCCGCTACCGGGTCGGCCATCAGGTCGAGCAGCGATTGCAGGGTCGGCTCCGGCATGCCGAACAGAACGCGCGCTGCGTATGAGAGGCAGGTTTCCTGCTTCTCGGTCATCGCGAAATCGCTCGCGCCGAACACGTAGCTGAAGCTGTTTATCGTCTCTTCCTGGATTTGCAGGCGGACGTGCGGCGGCGCGGCCGAGCGGTCTGCAAGAGAGGCGAACATATTGAGCGCGGGCGGATGCTCGATGTCGCGCGGGTCAAGGATAACGAGGCGGTCGGACAGCGGCTCGCCGGGCGCGAAGAGCGCGAAGCGGCGAAGCTCGTCTACAAAGGTGCCCTTCCCGTCGATGATGATGAGCGCGGGCGGTTTTTCTTGGCTGATGTCGCCGAGGAGCTGCTGAGCGAGCAGCGTGCTCTTGCCGTGACCGGAACCGCCGAGGATGTGGGTGTGCTCGAAGCGAATGTGCTCGGGTATCGCAAAAGGAATAGGCATCTCAAAGAAGTCCAAAAGCGGCGTGTTTGCTAGGTATGTTTTTGCCAAGTCGCGCGGATTCAGGTCGCTGCGGTCGCTCGGGTATTTGACCTTGATAGACCTCTGGGCATCTACAGCGGCAATGAAATCGCTCATAGACATCCCACTTGCGGCGATGAGGTTCTCAAATAGCGTATGCCGCAAGTTCTCAAACGTTGGCTTGCCGTCTTCGGCTTTGAAAGCATCGAATATAGCGGTGACATGCTGGATGCAGCTGCGTGGGTCGTTCACGAGGTCGATAAGCGGCAGAGTGTTGACCAATCTCGCATCAACGAGACTGTCGCCGCAGTAGGTTTCCACGACGGATACGAGAAAACCTGCGAGCTGATTAGTCGCTGCATCAATCAGTGAGTGGTCGCCGAAAATCCGTTCGTCCTTTTCGAGAAGTGTCTTGCTTAGATTTGGCTCATACTCGCTCTGGTGAAAGCCTTCATCGCTGAGTATTGCGACGATGCAAGCCATTGCCTTTTGAATAAAAAAATCAGGAAGCGGGTGCGCGTACGCGCCGAGAGCCATCTCGAAGATGAGTGTGACGTGCCTGATATGCGCTTCTTCGTTATTAAGCGGGTACGCTCGGAAAAGGCTGCGTACCCGCTCAGCGTGCGCGTGAACATCATAATCGGGGTCGCCGATAATCTCGCTCGGAAGCGGGCTCATAGTGTGCGCGTACTGTAACCTTCCAGCTCTTCAAGAGCGTCCGCGAACATGGTGCCCCGATCTGCGAAGTGTCCCAGGACTCCGGCAGCACATCCGGCGACGAAAATAAGCCCTCCAAACGGTTTCCCGAATAGCCACATCCCAGCACCTATTATCGCGGCGAGAGTGCCAAGACTCACGAATGCAGTGGGGTGCCTTTTCAAGATATTGGGCCGCTCCCCAATTTGGGGGTGAGCCTCCAGCTTGTCGAGCGCTTGGCGAGCCGGTTGATAGTCAGGGTCGTACTCCAGCGCCTTCTTCGCCGCAGAAATTGCCTCGTTGCGTTGGAATTGCCGTGCTTTGCATTTCGCAAGAGCAAGATACGTATGAGCGCGAGGCGCGTACTGCGCGGAACGCTCAAGAATGGAGGCGCATTCACTCAATTCTCGCTTCGAGATTTCTTTGATAGCCAGGCGATGCGTCGCTTCGCAGTAAAGAGCGAGAGCGGAGACGGAATCGACGGAATGGAGTCCGCTACCGTTAGTGCTTGCTTGCACTTTGGGGTCCAGCTCGCGGGCCTGGGCTATGTGTTTCGCAGCGGCCTTGAGTGTATCGTCTGCTTCGCGGCGACTTTCTGTATCAGCATAGCGTTGCAAGGCCTGTAACGCGCTTCTCAGGTGCTGTTCTGCCTTCGTGGGGTTAGCGGAGCTATTCATCGCCGGGCGCTCCTCAATTTACCGGAGCCGTGGCAACGTTCGCACCGCTCGTTATCGGTCGTTCTTCCAGTGCCTTTGCAATTCGGACAGTTTTCTTCTTCCGCTCTGCGCTCCTTCGCCGGGCGGTTCGGCATTTTTTCAATTCCCATAGCTCCCTCCCCTCGGTTGTATCCCGCGATATTTCACTTCAACCAAAAGTGGAGAGTCAATAAAAAGACAGAGGGCCGGAGTGGAATCCGGCCCTCGTTCCCTTATCGGGAAGTCTTGCGTGCTTTGTTGCGAGCGGAAATCCGCGCCTCTATCCACTCGTAAATCTCACGCTCAACCCATCCGACGCGGCAGTAGCGCCCCTCGCCGAGTCTTACTCGTTGAGGAAACTTTCCTTCCGCTTCAAGACGAGCGATGTGAGCATACGAATAGATGACGAGTGCTTTGACTTCCTTCTTCGACAATAAGCGCATCGGTCGAACTCCCTTTCGGGGAGTAGCGGCCGATACTCCGGGTGAATGCCCTAGAGCGTGGTTAGGATAGCCGGCCGGTTAATGCGCGCAAGGTACACATAGTTGCTCATGGTGCACCGCCATAAAGAAAAGCGCCTCTATGAGGCGCTTTGAGTAGGGTCGGCGAGGAGGCTGGTCAGGAATGGCTCCCATTTCTCCTCAATGGCAGAACGCATTTCGTCCATATACAGCGCCCGGTTATAGACATCCGCGACTGCTGTGATGATGCCTTGCGCCTTGAGCGTGCCGAGCTTGTGGTTCAAGAGCCTTTCCACGATGTGAGGCGGCACCTTCAGCTCCGCTAGCTTTGTCGCGAACGTGCGGCGAAGGTCGAGAAGCTGCCACGGCGCGATTTTGCACGTTTCTTTCAGCTCCCACTTTGCTTTGCCCGACCCGTTCCACGGGTTCACTCCGTCCCTGCCGGGAAAGAGCAATTCTGTGCTGTTGAGGCGGGGTATCTCTTCAAGTAACGCCTCGGTCATGCCTCCGTAGGGGAAGCAATGCTCGGTGCCGTTCTTCGTCTCCGGCAAGGTTACCGTCCGCTCGCGCTTGTTGATGAACGTGCGGCGGCATCCGACGGTCTCGCCCCATCGTGTGCCCCAGAGAAGTGCAAGCCGGATAGCGGTGCCAAACGGATACCCCACCTGCTCCGCCGCTCTCCACACCTCCACGATTTCAACGTTGGTGAGTACCCGCTTGCGCGGGATGTAGCGCGTTGGTGAGCGAAGGCCCTCCATCGGCGAGTGTCCGACAAAGCGGGGTACGCACCATTTGAAGAAGGTCCGGGCATCCTTGAAGGCGTGCCACGCTTCGCTCGGGGCGGTCTTCGCCAGTTCGTCCGTAATCTTCGACACGTCGCTGTGCAGTATCTCGTCCAGGCGCTTGTGCTTGAGCGAGGGTGCGAAGTGACGGTCGAGGATGCGCCGTACCGCGTACTGCGTTCTCGGCTTCAGTGTCGGAAGGTGGACTGCGTAGAACTGAGCAAGCGCCTCGGCGAAGGTCGGGGCTTTCGCCTTCGCTTCGACCGCCGAGCCGAGCAAGACCATCGCTTTCTTCCGTGCCTCTGCAAGAGAGACGGCAGGGTAGCGTCCGATGCTCGTGCGTGTACGCGAGCGCCCCCGCATCACAATCCATGTCTTGCGGTTCTTTCCGACGCGGATGCCGAATGCAGGCAAGTGGGTGTCAAAGTACGTGCCGGGCTTTTTCAGCCGCGACACGACAATATCTGTCAGGTGCGCGACCGGCATTTTTTGGCTCCGATTTGGCTCCGCAATCGCTCGCGCTGAGGCGCAAAACGATGAGAAGCAATGAACAACGTCTGGAGCCAGTATATCGTAGAAGTGCCTGTGCCGCAGGGGCTTGCGGTCGCTATGAGACGTTATGGAGAGTCGGCGCAGAAAATATTTTCGTGCTTGGGAAGCTGCCGTTCTACCATTGAACTACGCCCGCCAATCGAGGCTTTCTATATCGCAGACACATGCAATCTGCCAGACCCGCGCCCCGGAGGCGTCGGCCCGCCCCGCGATCGCTTGGTCCGCGAACGGGCGCAGGGAATGTGTGGCCGGCGCCGGGCGCTTTAATCTCCTTGATCGGAAATCTTTTCCAGTTGTCCCGGTCCGGCAGCGAAGCCGGCAGCGGGCCTCAGTCGT